TTGTTGTTTAGCATTTTTTAATGCAACTGTAAGATCACTATATCTTTTAGTAAATGATGGAGTGGCATTTGCTATGGTTATAATTTTATCAATAGGAATTGTTATTATTTTTTCATCTGTAAAACCAACCCAGCGAACCAAAGCTATATAGTCCGATATGCCTTGTTCGGTAATTCTAGGAACATATTTAATTAACATGGGTTCCTGCAATCTTAATAGCTTTGAGTTTTCAGGCAGTTGATTTTTATGTAAAGGAAATCTACAACAGATTTCTTCTCCAGAAACCAATCTGATTATCTTAACTGACTTTGTATCAATACGATTAATCATATAACTATTTATCTTTATTTAAGTCTAGTATAGCACAATGAGAACCACCAGTGCGTTGCGTTATGTTATAGTTTTCTAAAGCAGCTTCTTTAAAACACTTCATATTATATTCACCTTTATTTTCATTTTTATTTTTATTACCTGGAAGATAATCGTGGAAAGCAACACTAAAATTATCTGTTGTTCTTTTTAGTATTTCTTCACAATCACCTAAACCAATAGAAGCATCAATAAAAACAAAATCATACAATAAGTTATATTGCATATGTGGATTAAACCAAAAGTCTTTACTTTCCATTATGTGTCTTTTTGCATACTTTAGACCTTTAAATGTAAATATATCATTTCGATCTATAGTCATTATAAGAGAACCGTTTGTGGAAAGAGCAGCTGTGCTTTTTCCTGTACCTGTACCTATCTCTAAAATAGTTCTAGCATTTCTGCTTTCGTAAACCAAAAATATAAAATCATCATCTGATATCATTTTAAATCCACAGTATGTATTTCATAGTTAAAGCTTTCTCTATTATAGATATTCACTCTTTCCTGAAAATGAGTTAAGGTAAAGTTCTTTTTATCTTTATATGTTAAATCGTCTGAAATATCATAGACTGTAGCAGACTGTTTTTTATCGCCGACACGAAGTCCACGACCAATACTTTGCAATACTCTTATAGGGCTCTTACTAGGGCTACTAAAAATAATGTTGTGTAAATTACGAATATTAATACCAGTGCTGAACGTCCCGAAAGAAGCGACAATAATTGCGTTATCCGATTTTTCTGTGATTGCTCTAATTTTTTCTCTATCATCTGTTTCTGTTCCACCATAAACAAAAAACACTTTTCGTTTTGGATCTGCTTTTTCCTTAATTAAGTTAAATAAAATTTCACCGTGTTTTTCTACTAATTGAAACAAACATAAAGTATTGCCGTTTAGTGCCAAAGTTAGATTTCGTATGTATTTATTACGAGCTTTATTTTGAGTAAGATATTCCAATTCTTCAAAGTACTTTACACCGTAAACCTTTTTAGATTCTTCTTCTGGATATTTTAAATTCAAACAAACTACTTTTAAATTTGCTAGTTGTTTTTTATCTATTAATTGTTTTGTTGATACCACTCTATTAACTATACCAAATAGTCCTGTCAATACTAACTTATTAGTTTTACTATCGTCCAGTGTTCCTGTAAGACCTATTCGATATTTACAATCTGTTAGTTTAGTCATTATCTTTGTTAATGATACGGCCTTGAACAGGTGAGCTTCATCACCTATAACTGCACCATAGTCTTCAAAAAACTTTTTAGGCATTTTGTATAATGATTGCCACGTAGATATAACTATACGTTTATCATCATCAATATCATAACCGTGATATTTTCTACTAACATTTGTTTCTGAATCAAAACCATAATCTTTAAAATCTTTATATAATTGCTCTACTAGTGATGTTGTAGGAACAATAATTAATATCTTGTTGTTTATCATATTCATATAGTGTCTAACCAGCATGTATATAATAAGTGATTTACCAGAGGCAGTGGGTGATAAAATCAACCCTCGTTCACACTCTAAAGCAAATTTATACGCTTCTATTTGATAATCTCTAGGTTTGATAGACAGATCATACTCCTCAATCATACCCTCTATATCGGCGGCTGAGACATGGCTATGTGTCAAAATATCACTAGATTCAACTATATGAATATCTTTTTTATTACACCAATCTTTTAGATATGGGTACAGTCCTACATACATTTGACCTGTAGCATATGAATATAATCTTATCTTACCATCCCAGACTCTATTGCGAAACTGTGGTGTAAACTTATAACCAGGAACTTCAAATGAAAAATAGTCTGAAAGTTCTCTACGAATAGAGGCATCGGCATCTATTTTGATGTAAACGTCATTGAGTTTATCTACTATTATATTTTGCATATTAACTAAAAGGTTTGCCTACAATCCAACCAACTAAAGACTTTCTTATTCCTTTGATAATAGGGTTGACTTTGTGCCAAACAAAACTTGGAAAAACTATCATAGTTCCTATTTCATTATTATTTAATTTTATGTATTTGTTTTGTTTTTGTTTAGGACTAGGTGTGCATATTTCAAATTCTCCACCTGTATAATCATTATTTAACAATAATGTAAAACTTAATTTTCTTATCAAACCATTTGAATACGGTTTATTATGTGTATCAATATGCCAATCGTAAAAATCATCTTCTCTATAGACTGTATATTGAAAGGGCTCATATTCTGTTAGATTGTAGTTCCAAACTTTATTACAACCTTCAATCGTATTTGATACTATATCTTCAATACTCTTATCTTTTATCCAAGATATAATTGACTTTCGATTATTTTGATTTCCTTCTTGTATTTTTGCATTATCTAATTTTTGTTGCTCTCCTATTGTAATTATTTTATTACAATCACTCTTTGAAATAACGGACTGATAAACCTTGTATGGTTTAGGAGTAAACATTTTAAATAATACCAGAAGTAAATTTCTTCCAATCTATAGCGTTTTTGATTTGAAATGTACGATTTGTAATAATACGAATAGTTTTATCCAGATAATCGACCACACTTTGTACGTAAGTTACTTTTTGTTCCAACTTAATTAAATCGTCATCTGACTTGATATACTTATCAACATCTGGTTTAAGTAACTTTATGTTGAAAGGTTTTTCTTGGTAGACCGATGGGTCTGCTTTACCAGTATAGTACTCCCATTTATCCCGTAATAATTTATCTCTATCTTGTTCAGCCTTTTTTAGTATATTGACATATTGATTATGAAATTTACAATATTTGTTGTGTAGTTGTGGTGTTTTTAATGATTCTAAATCGAGTTCAGTATCATTTAATTTTAGGTCTTTTTCGGCTAATGCCTGCAATTCATCAAAGGTCATAATATCTCCATTATATTAGTTATTGACTATTTAGTCAATGGTTTATGTTGTAGTTTCTAAAGTACCTGTAGCACTAATATTTGCAAACTCATATATTTTATATTGAAATGTAACACTAGCTGTCAAGTAATCTACATCTGTAGCTTGTTGATTATAATCTAATCCAGATAGTGATATTGGATAAACATCTCTAAATCTTATTTCTATGTTTGAGTTATTTTTACTTGTTAATACAAATAGTGTAGCATCAGAATATAGACCACCATCATCAGGAGTATTTTTAGAAGTCACTCCTATTTCACTTGAATAAGTTTCATTTGTTGTTGTTGGATATCTATCTGTTCCAGCAGATTGTAATGTTCTAAATTGTGAATAGTCTTTTGGAAATCCAAGACCTGTCATCCATCCATGTATTTCTCTATAGTTTTCTAAATTTTCATCTACTAAAAAAGAAATATTTAATGTATCATAGTCTAGTTTGTCACCAGGCATTGGTACATCTTTAAATGGCGTGGCTAAATTTGAAGTACCTAGTGTAATACCAGGTATGTTTGCAGCCGTACAAAAGTATTCAACTTTGGGCAACTTGATTAAACTAAACTTAAACTGTGTAGGGCTTGCATAGTCTAATTTAGTAGGTTGTCTATTGTATGAGTTTGTAGTAGTCATACTACTATTTATCTGTTTGTTTATCTACTTCTTGCCACTCTTTTTCAGTAGCTTGTTTTTCTAGTTGTTTTTCAGGTTCAGTTAAAACAATCTCTTTTTGTTCTACTTTTTTAATCTTTTCTTCTAATTCCTCTAATACATTTGGTTTAGGATTAAGATACTTTAACCCTTGTGCAACAAGTGTCATAATCAAAATTACAGCTAGTACTCCTAAAATTTCTTTAAATGGTGTTCTTTTCCACATAGGTATTTCTTTATAAATTGTTATTCTTTCACTATAAAACATAATCTACTTTTATTTATGCTAAAAAAAAGGGCGACTTTTTAGGGCCGCCCTTTTAAATTTGTTTGTAACAAGTATTACATTAAGTTCGCAATTTGAACTTTTCTGTAATATCTGTTTGCATTAGCAGATGTTAAACCATCAGCAGTAATGTTGTCAGACGCACCAGCACCAGCAAATGGGTTCGCTACTAGACCATATCTAGTTTTGAATCCAATTTTTGGTTGGAATGTGTCTTGGCCAACTGCTCTTACCATTTGTAGAGGTACATATGGGCAGTAGAATATACCAGCGTCATATGGTGAAGTACCTTTGTAACCTACTACAAAGTATTGTTTAGCAGCTGTATTTGCTGAATATGGATCAATGTAAACTTTATATTTACCATTTAATACACCAGCAAATGTGTTACCTGTGTCATCAACATTTAAGTTGTTGTTTAAC